TCCCCAGCCGATACGCTTCTTCGTCCGGCCAGAACTTCGCGCCGATTCTCAATGGATTTTGCGTCAGCATCACGTCACCTCACATCAAAAACCGGCAGGCTTGTCGGGCTGTCGTCCCCACCGCACGCCAATTCCGTTCGACTCGCAGAACCCCGTGATGGCGTCCGGCGCATCGTCGTGTGCGTTTCTTCCCGCCTTCAGATAGTGAGTCAGCTCGCGCATGAAGCGGTCATAGTCCGTTCCTGTCAAGTAGTCGCTTCGGAACACCACGTTCTCTAGCACGAACGTGGACCAGGACAGGATGCGCGTCTCCTTGTTCGATGTGGTCTGCCGGTCTACCACGGCACACGGGTAGTTTGCTTTTGCGAATGCCTTCCGCAGGTTGCTCGCGTAGAGCCTCCCCCCGTTGTTGCTCTCCACGGTCAAACGAATGCAGTGCTCCTTTGCAGCGCAGTTCACCACCTGCTGCTCCGTGATGTCCATGTCCTCTGAACTGAACACCACGTCCGTCACGTACCACTTCTCTCCGATGCTCTTGGCGAACACAGCACCGAGGCTGTCTGCCCCACGGTCAGCCGTGTCCACGTACCCAACGCACGTTGCCTGCGCCAGCTCATCACGCTTTTGCTTCAGCTCGAAGAATTGCATATTTTCAATCGGGTACAGCAGCCCTTCACGCTCAACAGGAGACTGCATGTACTCCGCGTCGAAGATAAAGGACGGCATGGTTGTCTGCATGTCGATCAACGTTGCCGTCGAGATCACGTCCTCGCACGCTGAGGCGCCGTTTACGAGGGCAGGAAGCGAGTAGACCTCGTAATCTCCGACCTCACTCTGCTCCATCTTTCGCCCGATGATGTCTCGGTTGCTCCACCTTGTTCCGATGAACAGCTCGGGGCACCGCACGCCACCGCGCTCTTCCTCGCGCGTGAAGAATGTGGACTCGTACCACAGCCAGTCCTTGTCCAACTTTGGCTCATTGAGCGCATCGTCAATGTTCTTCAGCTGGTCATCGATGATCGCCAGCCGTGACGCACCCTTTCCCGTGAACGGCCCACCCACGCCAGCGCAAAAGTAGGACGATGTGACTGCCCCCACCACCGCCCAGTCCGCCACCGCCTGATGGTCCTGCTTCAGCCGTACTTCTGGAAAAACAATGTGGTACTTGTCGCTCTGAACAAACCCCATGACCTGCTTCGACAGCGTTTCCGCGAGGTCTGCGCCGTAGGACGCCCGCATGATGGAGTCTGCCGGCCACCTTCCGATGCTCCACGCAGCAAGAAGCGATCCGGTCACCGACTTTCCGAAGCGCGGAGGCGTCGTGATGATGCCCCCTTTCTTTCCCGACCTGTGCTCCACGACCCGCTGCCCAAGGTCACACACGTCTGCAAGGTATGGTCTCTTCTCGGAGTAGACCTCCGGCACCATATACTTGCAGAACTCGTAGAATGACGTTGTGACGTGCTCTCGCAGCTCAGCACGCCGGTCCAGCTCGCGTCTGGCCTGCTCCGCCAGAATATCGTCGAGTGTGACGGTTTCTGCCACCTACGCCGCCTCTGGCCCGTCGTCCTGAGCAGCAGCGGCACGCGCACGGCCAACTTTGACCGCCTCTGCCAGCTCCTCGTCGCTCATCTCCGCCACAGGACGGTCAGACTTGATAACAACGGCATCCACGGCACTGCCATCAAGCACCGCGCTCGTGTGGACGAGCTTGTCCATCGCCGTGGCAAGCTGACTCAAGGCCTTTCCATCGTCGATTTTGATGTTTTCGAACGTCGCATCTTTAGACAGGAGGTCAGAGATGCGGTTGACGAGGTTGTCCACCTTCTCCCGCAACTTCTCCTTTCGCGTCCGCGCATCGAGGCCCTTCTGAAGAATCTGGGCATCCTGCGCCAGCCGTTCGTCCCAGTGGAAGAACGAAGACCAGGCGTGCACGTCCTCCTTGTCCACGTCAGTGCCAAGGCGCAACGCCACAGCCTCTTCGCGTTCGTCTATGGAGAGCTCGGGGTCAAGAGCGGAGTAGATGTTGAACGCACGCTTATGAAGCGCCGTTTCCTCGATATTGAGGTCGATGATTCTGGACATGGCTATTGGGCCTCGCCCAAAAGCGCTGCTCGCAAAGCCACACGCAGTTGCCCAGACTGCCGATTGCCCATGCTTTCCTCCCCCTATTTATGCGGACTGCCCGCCCCTCTGCCCGCATTGCCCCTTTGCCAGCTGTAGAGCAGTGCCCGCTGCCCGTCGAGAAACAGCCGCAAAGCCACCTTATTACATCATATAGTGTACGCGACAGTGAAGGTTAAGGGGAAATTGAGGACGTGAAGAAATGATGAAGATGAGTTTTGAAGAGGAAAATTTTGTAGAAATTCGAGGCACTGCCCTATGCTATCGGGCCGCCTGGGGGTTTAGGCCCCCGCCCAAACTAGTTGCCAAGTGTGGAACCTAGGTAACTTGTAGTGTATATACTACACTAGTTCTTGTAACGGTAATCAAGATTGGCGTTACAAGAACGGCGCCGAAACGCACCAAAAACACCACGCGAGAGCACACACATGGCACACGCCACAAACACGCCACAAACGCACTCTACAACAAGCATATAGGACACACAGGAGAAAAACAAGCGGTAAGCCGCAGATTTGGCGGATCATTGCATACTTGCTGCTGATTCTCTCATATGACGTGTAACCTAATATTTGGGGCCGACACACATGCCCAAAAAGTTTCTCCTATATACGGTAATTTGGAGCTCAGAAACCCCTGCACCCCGCATCAATACTACATTTTTTTATGTGCCACATGAATTCGCCATGCGGTAGACACGGTAGACCGAGCCCGCAAACGCACTCCTAGACTCGCTCCCAGCCTTTACCACATCACTTTATGAAGATTTCTTCATACTTCTTTCACGTTTGTCTATTGCGTTTCTCCCGTCTGTCGCTATTCTTTCATCGTAAACATTCAACACCGCACCTTCTCATAGCGTCCGGCCCCGTAGGCTGCACAAGGGACGCGCCGATCAAGTCCCGCTGGGAGTAGAGGTTACAGACCGGCCCAGCGATTCGGTAAACCGACCGCCACAGGTGCTGAAGCTGTGGCGTGTGTGAATATACTGCCTGATGAGGCCCAAGAAGGGCCGAAACAGCGCCACAGCGGCGCTGTAGCAGTTAGAATGGCCCCAATAGGGAGAGGAGATAGAAGAACATGGCAAAGACATTAAAGGGCGAGATTAGAGATGTTCTATTCGCTCTGGACGCAGTGAATACGGCCGGCGCGAGTGAGGAGATCGCGGCTTTGCTGCGTGGCGTTGAAGACGATTTAGAAAAAGCGGAAAAGCTCGCGGCCTCTGAGGAAAAGTAGAAATGGACCGGTTGCAAGTGTTGGAGATGTTGCGATCTGAAATGAGGAAATGGGACGACAAATATAACGCAGCACGCAGGGAAGGGAGACGAATAGAAAAGGAACGGGCCGACGCTCGCTCAAACGAAGTCTGCTCCGTGGCGCTCCTGCTCGGCTTTACCAGCGCGGAGTTGCTCGGCTCGCCGTTTATCGCTGGGAGCGACGCAGATATAGCGTGGAGAGCACAAAACGAGTTATGACTGCCTGACGAGTCCAAAAGGACGAAACGCCTGCCACGCTGGGCAGGCGTCGCAGTTCATACGCCGGCGGGCATACGCAGAGGAGATAAAACAATGCTTACAGACAACCGCGGGAAGGTCCCAACAATGGAGACCTACAAGCTTGGGATGCTCTTAGACACAGTTGCAGAACTCGTGAAGATTGGAAAGGCGCTCCATAGACGCTATGAGGACAACTGCAACGGTGACATCCCCGAAACTGATATTGATGCAGATAGCAATGACCGCGTGGCTATGAAGCTCCAGAAGATGGCCGACGCAATCGCTGCTAATGTTGGACTCTACGTCTATCACCAAACCGACCCTCGGGGATGGCCGCTGTACATCTCATTTAATCCTATTCCCGACAACGATTATAACCGCGCGGCAGTAGGGATCGATTGCAGGCTGGATGAAGAAGAGGAGGGGTGAAATGGCATTTGGAGACGGGAGACGCGGGATGGCATACGGAGACTATATTTTGTGGATGTGGAACAATCTTGACGATGTTGTTACGCTCTGGTATATCACACTGGAAGACGCGGCCCAATATTACCGCTCCCATAAGTGCACAAGTGCGATACTCAGGCGTGATGTTGGCGGAAGGCAAGAGATTGTTTTTGCGTTCAGCCGGAGTTTCTGATTTTTCCTCATCCTGATGAGTCCTGGCAGCTCCAGGACGAAACACGACGCCATACCGGTGCCGTGTCGATGATAGCCAAATCATCCCGCAGTCTGGACGACTGTGAGCCTGTAGTAAGGAGATGGAAGCATGAAGGGCTCAACAATGGAAGTATTGCAGAGGCAATGGGAGCGAGCAATGTTGGACGAGGATTGGGAGGCGGTGGACCGCATCGACGCGGCCCGCGAAAAGATCGAGGCGCTTTCCGTCCGTGGATGTGTCTGGGCCGGTACGGAAACGTGCCGGACGTGCGCGAAGGCTGACACTTGCAAGGTGTCGGAGAGTGTAGCATGAAGTGGGCCGCGAAAGCATCCCATGTTGTGGCTGCTGCTCCTAGTTTGAGCATCGGCCGGCGCCTGCTGGTTGCTGCCGGTGCTGTGGCTGGTATGCTGGTTCTGTTTTTCTGGATCGCTTTCAGCGTCCTCTTTGGCGACGGGAAACCGAGCGGATCGGGAGGCGTCGGGGGTGCGTGGTGAGTTTGGCTGCCTGATGAGCTGATAACAGCGAAACGGCGCTTTTGCGCCGTAGCAGTCTATTTGGAGAGCCGGAAAACTCCACCAACCGGCAAGGAGATCAAGGATGAAGACTATAAACAGAGACCATCTTTTTGAGAACAGACTCACGCTCGTCAAGCGCAACAGGGCAAGCTACTATCTGTGGCATGAGAAATCTGAACACCCAGTTATCGTAAAGCGCACACTTGGCCTTGACCGTGCTTTTGAGACCCAGGACTGGAACCAGTTCGAGAAGGCAGAGGCGCACGCGCTTGGTGGTGACGTAGGCTAGGAGCGTCCAGCCCGACGGCGCCGGAGTCATTGACTCCAGTGCCGTTCTTTTCAGACGCAGGGAGTGCAGGAACCGAGCGCCAACGCGCAACCGTCCCCGTCCCTGGAAGCCAGGCTATGGTGGTTTCAGGAAGTTGAGCTATGGTGGAAATCAGGCTATGGTCAAAAAGTTGAGCTATGGTAATTGTGGTATACTATGAAAGGAGGTAAGGCTATGGTTGTTGCAGCGTATTTGAGAGTTAGCACAGACGCTCAGGCAGGCGCAGACAGGTACGGCCTCGACGCGCAACGCGCCGACATTACGTCCTACGCCCATGCACGTGGCATGGAAATTGGGCTATGGTTCGAAGACGCGGGTTTCAGCGGCGCAACGCTCGACCGCCCAGGTCTCTCTGATCTCCTCTCCTCTGCATCTCTGCACTCTTTTACCACAGTCATCGTGGCGAAGTTAGACAGGGTTGCGCGTGACCTCATGCTTCAGCTGTGGATCGAGAAGGAGTTGCTGAAGGCAGGCGTGGAGATCGTTAGCGTTTCAGAGCCGACGAACGGGAGCGACCCGACGTCGCGTCTCTTCCGTGAAATCATCGGCGCGTTCGCGGAGTTCGAGAAGGCTCGCATCACCAGCCGCATGAGCGGTGGGCGCGTGGCAAAAGCCCGTCAAGGTGGCTACGCCGGTGGCGGTGCGCCGTTGGGCTATGGTGCTGCGCGTGGCAGTCACGTCCTCACCGTTGAGCCGGAGCAGGCAAAGACAGTCAACCAGATTTTCACTCTCCGCGCCCAAGGTCTCCCCATGCGTCATATCGCTGCGGAGATGAACGCGCGCGGCCTCACCACACATGAAGGAAAGGAGTGGCACGCGGCGCAGGTAAAGCGTGTCCTTGACCGCAAGAGTCTCTACTGTGGCGAATACAGCTATGGTGGCATCATAGCACAAGGGAAGCATGAGAGAATCCTGACAGGATAAGGAGGAGATAATGACTCTCACAGAATTGACGAAAGAGGTAGCCGGCAGGACGCGCGGCGAGTTGCAAGTGCTTATACACCAGCAGCGGTATGTGATTCTAGCTGCTCCCGATGTGTTTGCCATTGTTCCGACTCAGCATGTGTGTGGGCTGAGGGTGTATGAAGGCTTGGGCATACCACAAGGCGTATTTAGCATTATGAGATGGTCTGATGCGGAGAAACTCTTGATAGCAGAAGAGCCAACAAGGAGGACAGCATGAAATACCGTGGTATATGCAAATACGGTCACTTCAGATGGCAGACCGCATTCTGGCTCAGAGGAAGGCGGTACCATTTTAGGCTTCACTCGAACGATGATTGGTGGACCTGCACAATCGAGGTGAAGATATGAAGAATCTGTTGTCAAATCTGTTCCACATCATCGGCATCATCTTCTTTCTCTTCATCATCTGGCTGCTCCTTGAACTCACGGGCTTCGCTTCTGGGTTCAGAGAAGCAATGAACGCAATGCAACACGCAACAGGGCACTAGCAGCCGGAGAGTCCTGACGGACTAGGCTGTCATTGGAGGCATGGTATGGGCGTTTATGCAAAAGGGCAAAGCATTCAGCATGTTCATTCTTCTCGCACTTCCGTCTCGTGGAAGTCTCCCACCGCCGCACTCAAAATCAGCCGCGCGATGAAGCGTGGCAGCCGTCGCGCCGCAATCGTTGAGGCGTGGGCTATGGTCGGTGAACTCAAGAGGGCAGCATGAACGGTAACGACGCGATTGACTTCGCTGGTAGTCAGAATGTTGATGTCGTAGATGCTGTGGACATGGATTACGTCCTTGAAAAGTTGCAGCAGATTGCTGACATCTTGGTCAACATCAATGAGCGTCTTGTGCTTCTTGAGAAGAGGGCAGCATGACCTTCCTCTTCGCGTTCTTCAGTCTCGCGCTTGGCGTTGTTATTGGCGCGTGTATCTCCATTATCCGGCATCGGCATGACCTCGACGAGTTCAGACAGTAACGTCATCTGCCGCTTCACGGAGAACAACATCGTTGTTCAAGCACCCTTCACAGAGCTGGACGCATTGCGTTCCGTTCCAGGTCTGTCGTGGTCGAAGCCCAACAAGGCGTGGCAGGGCGACATCACGCCTTCCCTCGCGCAGTCTCTCCTCACGACGTTCAATGGGCGACTGCTCTGCAACGACGTCCCCCGTCTCAAGGCACTCGCGGAGTTGTACGGCGAAACGGCCTATCTCAGGTCACTAGGGTCTGACCTGCCCGACGTGCCCAACACGCGCCTTGCCCCGTGGCCGCACCAGAAACTGGAGTACTGGGCTATGGTCAACCAGCCGGCGCTCCTTGCTTATCTGGGCCTCGGCACCGGCAAGACTGCGCCCGTCGTGTGGTATGTCGAGAACTGCCCAAATACCCGCAGCCGCGTCCTTGTCGCCTGCCCGCTCTCCGTGGTGCAGGTGTGGCCCGCGGAGTTTGCCAAGCACGCCGCTGTGCCTGCGGTCGTCTGGCACAAGGGCGACGACTATCCGCACTCCGGCTCAATTCTCATCTGCCCGTTGGATAAAGGTTCCGTGGAGCAGAAGAACAAGGCGGTGCTGGAGGCGTGCAAGTATGGCGGTACTGTGGTCATCGTGTGCAACTATGAGTCCTGCTGGCGCGAGCCGCTTGCGCACACGCTCCATTCACTTCAGCTCAACCTCCTCGTCATGGACGAGGGGCACAAGTTGCAATCTCCGGGCTCTCGCGTGTCGAAGTATTTCCACCAGCTTGGCAAGACGGTTGCGAAGCGCGTGGCCTTGACCGGAACACCCGCTCCGAACGGGCCGCTCACGGTTTATGGCCTCTACCGCGCCCTCGACAGTGGCGTCTTCGGTACGTCGTTCAATGCGTTCCGTGACAAGTACGCCATTATGGGAGGCTACCAAGACCATCAGGTGATGGGCTACAAGAACGTTGAGGAGTACAACAGGCGGTTCTACAGCATCGCCATCCACGCTGACCGTTCTGTTCTGACCCTGCCTCCTGCCACGACAGTTCAGCGCACCGCTGCTCTTTCCCCCTCGGCGATGAAAATCTACCGCTCCCTGGAGAAAGACCTTGTGGCGCGCATTGAGAACGGCACCGTCACAGCGAAGAACGGGCTGGTGAAGCTCCTTCGCCTCTCCCAGCTCACTGGCGGCTGGCTCACGCCTGACGAAGATGTGTTCAACGAGGACGCCGTGCCGCAGCGTGTGGACGCGGAGAAGCAGAAACTCCTCGCCGACGTGCTTGACGACCTCCCGCGTGACGAGCCGGTGGTCGTGTTCTACCGCTTCACTGCTGACGCGCGGAGCATCGCAGACGTTTGCAAGGAGCAAGGACGCGCTTACGCCGAGCTGTCGGGGCAGCGCAACGAGCTGAAGGAGTGGCAGAAAGACGGTCAGGTGATCGCCGTGCAGATCGCCACAGGGGGGCTCGGCGTAGACCTCACCCGTGCGGCGTACTGCATCTACTACAGTGTGGGCTACAGCCTGTCCGAGCACGAGCAGTCCCTCGCCCGTGTTCACCGCCCAGGGCAGGAGCGAGCCGTGACCTACGTGCAGCTAATAATGCAAGGCACCGTGGACGAGAAGGTCTACGCAGCGTTGGAGCAAAAGAAGAATGTCGTGGAGATGGTGTTAAAGGAGATGTCTCGTGACAAAGGTTGAAGAGTTGCGGAACGTGATTGTGCATGAATGGTGGTATGAACAGAAAGTCATGGATGAAGTTGAAGCCCTCGTCGCCGCTGTTCGTGAAGAGGAGAGGGAGAGAATACGGAAGGCAGGGATAGAAACCAATATGTTAAGCGACAGGTATCAGCAACAGAGAGTCATCGTCATCCCTGTTTCTGTTTTTAATTCAAAGGAGCGTGAGCCATGAAGCGCACTCGTAGACATTTTGCGTGGTATCGTTGGTGGCATCATTGGTGGTGGCATCATGGTCGTATGTCGTATGACTGTAGTAGCGACCTTATGTGGGCGGCGAGACACAAGGGGCATATGATGCCAATATTGAGGTACAGCACAAGGTACAAGGGGGATGGGGAAAGGGTGGAACGACTATGAGCCGCATGAAAGACGTCGCGACTGATTTGCGCAACCGGTATATGGATATGACCGTTCATGAATTGGTCTGCGAACTGGCAGAACTTGGGACTGCTCCCGTAGAGCGTTTCGATC